GGAAATACAGGTTCATTCGTATCTGAGTCAATCGAAACAGCTACAACAGTTACAGGTAACAACTATGGCCCACGCCAAAACTACGGTGCTGCCTCTAACTTTGCAAACACATGCGGGCTAATCTTCCAGAGAGAAGCTGCAGGTGTAGTAGAAACTATTGGGCCACAAGTTCAAGTAACTTCTGGTGATGTTTCTGTAGTTTACCAAGGCGATGTCATCCTAGGAAGACTAGCTATGGGAGCAGACTACGTAAACCCAGCAGCTTGTGTAGAATTGTTCGCTGGAACAACTACAAAGCCAGCTGCTTTCTCATAATAATAATTTTTATATAGGGGCTTCGTGCCCCTTTTTTATATGACACAAATATCTTACGGAGTGTCTACCGAACTAGATGCTGTAAACTCAATCCTGATGAGCGTTGGAGAATCCCCAGTTAATACTTTAACAGTGCAAAGTCCCGAAGTGGCTATTGCACAGAAGACTCTGCAGCAAGTCTGCCGTGAGATACAAGCTGAGGGATGGTCTTACAACACAGAGAATGAGTATCCTATAGACCTCGATACAAACAATCAATGTATCATTCCTAACAATGTACTACAAATTGACTTAAATATTTATCAGCATGGTAAAGATTATAATGTAGTTAAACGTAGTGATAATGGTGTTCAAAAAATATATGATAAAAAGAATCATACATTTACATTTGAAAACTGTAGTAAATTATATTTTGACATAGTATGGATGTATGACTTTGAAGATTTACCTCAAGCATTTAAAGATTACGTTACTGCTAAAGCTACTAGAATAGCCTCTAACCGTATGGTCAGCAGTGTAGAAAATGGTAAATTATTAGAAGCAGACGAAGCCTACACTAGAGCACTGGCTTTAGAGTACGATGCCCGCCAAGGTGACCACAATATATTTAATGACTTTCAGTATCAACAAGATGCTAACACAGTCTACCGACCATTTAAAGTATTAAGAAGAATGTAATGGCAGCAGTAAATCAAAGTATCCCAAACTTTCTTGGGGGTGTATCTCAACAGCCAGATAAAATAAAATTTCCAGGACAGTTACGGGTCTGTGATAATGCTGTTCCAGATGTTACATTTGGTTTAAAGAAACGTCCCGCTGGAGAGTTCGTAAATAAACTTACAAATGCTAATGGCACAGGCTATTGGTATGAAATTATAAGAGATGGTGACGAAAAGTTTTTAATACAAATTACACCAGCTAATACTGGATCGGGTCAAAAACCTATACGTATTTGGACTTTAAGAGATATTACTGTTGTAAATACAGGAGTTGCTGCAACATCATATTATGAATCAGTATCTGGTTACACTACTACAGGTGATGTTATACCCGCAGGTACTGAATTACCTATAACAAATAATACAGGAGATTCTTTGTTTGCCTACCTAGCGGGGGCTACACAAGAGTATGCAATACAAACAATTCAAGACTATACATTAATAGTTAACAAACAAAAAACTGTAGGCACTACAGGTAATACATTTAGCCCTATTCACAATGGAGATTACTCATATGCTAGGTTGGATACTGTTGCTTATAATACTGAATATATTTTATATCATGGCACAGCTCCCTCACCCAATATCTTTTACAGAGCTACTTCTGTAAAGGTAGATGTTAGAGAAGTTGTAAGTGAAATAAATGTTACTAATGGAGGATCTGGATACACTACTTCATCACCGCCAACTGTAACTATATCAGGTGGAAACGGTAGTGGAGCTACAGCTAAAGCTATAGTTGCAGATGGTGCAGTTACAAGAATAGACGTAACTAATTCTGGTAATGGCTATACATCAACTCCCAGTGTTGCAATTACTGGAGGTGGTGGTAGTGCAGCAGCAGCCACAGCTGTTTTAGGTAGTGGTTCTACATGGACAGATGGTAATGAAAACCAAGCTAAATCAGGTACTATAACTTGGTCATTTTCTGGAGGATCTGCAGTCGATACAACAAATGCTCAAGTAGGTGGCGAAAATATTACAGAAAATATTGAAGGTAGTTTACAGGTAAACGGTGCTAGTTATATTGCAGCTAACATAGAAAACTATGATGGAACTGGTACAGAAGTGGGTGATTTTTTAGGGTACACACAAGATTACGATATTAGATATACAGCTACGGTAACATTGAAAGATGGTGGTTTAATTAGAACAGATAATAAAACTACAGCAGAAGGACTGTCTATAGACGTAACTGTGGAAGGTATTAAGTATAGAATATCAGTAGAAGCTGTAGAACCAGTAACAACTTATCAAGATGTGACTGGGATAGCTTACCACAAAACTCCTAAGAATCCAGAAAACGGTTCTATATCTATGGCTACTATTCTTAATGGTCTTAAAAGTTCTGTAAATAGTGATTTATCTGACGTAACAGCGGAGGTTATTGGTAGTGGTTTATTTATGCACGGTTCTTCTGCCTCTAGTGTTAACTTTCTTGGTGGTGCTGTTAATGAAAACATGAGTGTAATAGGTCAGAAAGCACAAGATATTGCTAGGCTACCAGCTATGTGTAAACAAGATTATGTAGCACAAATATCTAATACTGCTGATCTACAGACTGATGATTACTACGTAAAATTTGAAGCGAATAATGGTGTATCTGGAGCTGGTAGTTGGGAAGAATGTGTAAGACCCCATAATTTTGCTGGAACAACTGCTGACGATGCAATGGTAAAAGGGTTAGATCCCGCAACAATGCCTCATGCTCTTGTCAATAATCGTGACGGTACATTCTCATTTATTAAGTTAGATGAAGCTACTGCTACTGCACGTGGTAACGAAAACTACTGGGATGAAAGACTTGTTGGTGATAATAATTCTAATCCATTTCCAACCTTTAACGGTACACAAATACAGGAAATATTTTTTCACAGAAATAGATTAGGTTTAATTTCTGGTGAAAATGTAATATTAAGTCAACCTGGAAATTACTTTAATTTTTTTGTTGTCAGTGCTATAGCTGCTAGTGATGATAATCCAATAGATATAACTGTATCTGATATAAAACCTGCATTTATTAATCATACATTACCTATTCAAAAAGGAATGTTAATGTTTTCTGATAATGGTCAGTTTTTATTATTTACAGAATCAGATATATTTAGTCCTAAAACTGCTAGACTTAAAAAAGTTTCTAGTTATGAATGTGATAGCAGCATACAACCTGTTGATATGGGTACATCCGTACTATTCACATCTAATGTATCATCACATGCTAGAGCGTTTGAAGCTACAATTTTAGACGATGACACACCTCCTAACATACTAGAACAGACTAGAGTTGTTCCAGAATTTTTACCGAAAACTATAACAAAGTCTTGTAATTCAGTACCCATAGGTATTGTAAGTTATGGTGAAAAAGGTCAAAAAGAAATATTCCATTATAAATACTATAACACTGGACAAAAGCGTGAACAATCTGCTTGGTACACTTGGACATTAACAGGTACTATGCAACACATGCTTTACACAGGTGGTAGTTATTTCACAGTTACATTACATGGCAGTGACTATATTCTTAGTCGTCATGAATACGTAACTGATGCTAACACTGACAGAGCCTATGTAGTAGGTGGTACATCAGCTGATATAGGTTCACCCCTTAAAACAGCAAGATGGTTTGAACCATGTCTTGATAGTTTAGTAGAACCAACAACAA